AAAAGATAAGGACTAATAGAACAATCTATAAGGAAATTCCTTATTTTTGCAGCGTGAAACAATAACGGCATTTATTGAAGTAACGCTTTCAGGATTATGAGGATCTGATTTCCCATAGGACTTGTTCCTATATATATCCCTATTCAATAATGCCGTATTGAGTAGGGATTGCTTTTTGTATATAGGCTTTCTTTTTCACTTGCTCGGTGGTCTAAGCGTCCGTTAGCAGTCACCCTTCTACACCCAGCAATATATTCCGAGAAGGAGCACAGAGGAAACGAGTGAGGGTTGCCATTAGGTTATTGTCGGCTCGGTGCATACATCGTTAAGGATGGAAACGACAATCATCAATAGTGCTTAACCGCTATTGTGCGTGAAAACGATAGGCTCTAAGAGGTCAGGGAGGTTTTAGCGCAGTACCAAAGTAGGATAGCACCTACTATGGGGATTCTGCGCTCTACTCAAGGATAATAGGTAGGGAAGTTAATTATTTAGTAAGAATATAGCAAAATATATTGTTAATTTAACTGAAAACATAAGGAGCTGAGTAACAAGGTATAAGGATTTTCCTTATTTTTGCAGCCGTAAAGATTTATTAAACTCTAAAAAGCAAAGAAAACAAAGCAGTTATGAGTCAAAAGAGAATAAAACTAACCGACCTAATTCCAGATGATTGTAATTTTAACAAGGGCACGGATTTAGGACGGGAACTTCTTGACAAATCATTGAAAGAGCTTGGAGCTGGTAGGTCAATTCTATTGGATAAAAACAACAGAATAGTTGCCGGTAACAAAACAGTCGAACAGGCCCTTTTATCAGGATTTACAAAAGTACGCATAATTGATTCGGATGGCAAAAATCTTATAGCGGTTTTAAGGACTGACGTGGATTTGGATAGTCCACAAGGAAGAAAACTTGCTTTAGCAGATAATTCCGTTACTCAGGCAGATTTGGTTTGGGATGATAAGAAATTGGCAGATATGGCCCAGAAATTCGGAATTGATTTGAGCGAATGGAAAATGAAAATCGCCAAATTGGTTGCTGATAAGGATAATAAGGTACAAACCATTATTAATGATGAAAAAGAGTTGAAACTGGTTTTCACTCCAGAACAATATTCTTTTGTACTAAATGCTCTTAGAAGATATGGTGATGATTTTACGCAGTCGATTTTAAAAGTATTAAAGATAGATGAGTAAATTAGTAAGTATAAAAGAATTGCACCCGGATAACCTCAATTATAACGATGGTTCATTTGAGGGTGGAGTATTAATAGAGCAGAGTTTGAGAAACCTTAAAGCGGGCCGTTCAATTTTGTTAGACAGGAATAAAAATATCATTGCAGGAAATAAAACGGCAGAAAAAGCCGATTTGCTTGGTATGAAAGTGAAGATCGTTGAAAGTGATGGTACGGAGATTATTGCTGTAAGAAGAACAGATTTAGATTTGGATTCTAAAGAAGGCCGAGAGATGGCGTTGGCTGATAACGTGACCGCTCAAAAGAATCTTTCTTGGAACAGGGAGAATATAGAAAAGACTGCTCAAGAATTAAAAGACTTCGAGATAAAAGATTGGGGAGTCGATCTGTCTTTTAATGAGCCGGAGCTGAAAAGTTTTGGTGAGGTTGATGTAACTACCTTTGATATAAATCAGACATTAACTTTGAAGTTAAAAACAGAACAATATAAAAAGGTTGTAGAGAAATTGAGAGAAACAGATGCGGAGATGAATATCGCATTATTAAAAATATTAGGCTATTATGGAGAAGTATAACAAACATCGTTTTCCATTCCAATGGAGAATAGCAGATGGTTATCCAGCTGCCGGTATAGAAAATCACGGGTCTAAAGTATTTGGAACTTTTATATGTGGAGGGGGCAGTTCTATGGGTTATAAACTGGCTGGCTATCATCATTTGGGTGGAGTAGAGCTGGACCCGAAAGTCGCGGAGACATATAAATTAAACCATAATCCAGAGTATTTATATGTGATGGATATAAGGGAGTTCAACAAAATAAAGGATTTACCCGCAGAATTATATAGCCTTGACCTTTTAGATGGCTCGCCTCCTTGCTCAACATTTAGCACGGCCGGAGATCGTGAAAAGGCTTGGGGAAAAGAGAAGAAATTTGCAGAGGGACAGAAAAATCAAACTCTTGACGATTTGGTCTTTGTGTATTGCGACACTATCCTAAAACTGAAACCAAAATGTTTCCTCTTGGAAAACGTTAGCGGAATAATAAAAGGAAATGCCAAAAGTTATGCACGAAGAATAATGGAATATTTGTATAATAATGGATATGAGTTACAGGTATTTTGTCTAAATGCGGCTACAATGGGAGTCCCACAAGCGAGAGAACGTGTTTTCTTTATAGGCCATAAAAAGGAGTACAGACTGCCAAAACTAAAATTGGAATTTAATGAAAAGCCAATAGTGTTTGGTGAGTGTGTTGATAGAGATGGCGCGCATTTGTCTCTTAACAAGAGAGAGAGTGAGATCTTTAAGAATAGAAAATATGGTGATAGTGATTTTGGAGATACAAATATGAGGATGATAGGAAAAACTTCTTGTTTCAATAGTATCTGGCTTTATGAAGATAGAGTTTGCCCTACGTTACCAAGCACAAGCGCAGAAACAAGGCAATTTTATCATTTTAGTGAGCCAAAGAAAATAAATGAGAAAGAAATTCTTAATATATCCACATTCCCACAAGATTATTTATCGCCAACAAAAGATATAGGATGGCTGGCAGGAATGTCAGTTCCACCGGTGATGACGGCACAAATAAGTTATCAAATTTATAAGCAATGGCTTGAAAAGATAAAATAATGGTCCATATCGCGCCCAAAACCGAAGAGGCTAATAACTGTAAGGCAAGGATATAAAACGAGCACAGGACCAAAATAAAGAAGAAATAACTTAAAAATAGATAGTATGTTTGAGAAAGTAAACCCACAACACCCTGACAAGGTAGCTGACCGCATAGCGGGAGCGATTGTCGATTTAGCTTATACCAGTGCCGAGGGTGGCTGGTTAAAGAGTAACCCACGTATAGCGGTGGAGGTATTGATAGGGCACGGATGTGCAACGGTAATCGTGGAAACGAGCCTGAGCCGTGCGGAAATGCCAACACAGAAAATCATTGATATTGTCAGCAGGCTTTGCCCGAAGATTACCGAGGCGAACCAGCGTATCGTGGTTGTACCACAAGATGAGTACCTTGCAGCCAACCAGCAGCAGAAACTCCGTTGTGGCGATAACGGTATATTCAGGGGTAAGCCAGTTACCGAGGAACAAAAACGCTTGGCAGCGTTGGCGCAGATACTCTACGCAGAAACTCCGTTTGATGGTAAATACATTCTCGCTAACGAGGAGTTTATTATCTGTCAGAGTAATGCAAAGCGTGAGGCAATAGATAAGGCCGTTAACGACTATTGCGATGCGAACCTTATCGGCTACAAGAAACTCACTATCAACCCGCTTGGAGAGTGGATAGGTGGCGAGGGCGTAGATTCAGGAGCAACCAACCGCAAGCTCGGCTCCGATATGGGCGATGCCGTAACTGGTGGAGGCCTACACGGCAAGGATCTAAGCAAAGCCGATGTATCAGTAAATATCGTATGCCATATTAAGGCGCAACGAGCCAGCCAAGAGGTATCGGCATTTACTGCTATCGGGGATGAGGTTGTAACGTTCCGATATGCTGATGGTAAAACAGAGAGCGTGCCATACGATGAGGTAGTAGAGCAGGCACGATTGTATATCTTTACCCAGTATGGCAGCTTTGAGAAGTTTGCAGAGTGGGGATTAATCTAAGAAAAGCAGAATATCGTAGGATAATTTTCCAAGTAAGGAGGTTGTTTCAGGAATAACATTTTATAAACCAAAAAGAAAGTAGAGTTATGGCAAAGTATCAGGAGGCAGCACCGAAAATACTTGCAGCGTTGGAGCAAGGTCTGAGCAATAAGGACGCAGCAACGGCAGCAGGCGTGAACGAAGATACGTTCTATACGTGGATGAAAGAAAAAAACGAGTTTCCCGAGTTAGTACAACGCGCGAAAGAGGCAGGCAGGCAAAACGCAGTACGCGATGTAGAGGCTGCTTTGCTTAATCTCGCTAAGGGTTGTGAGTGGGAAGATGTACGCACAGAGTATGAAAGTAAGCTGAACCCACAGACGGGAAAATATGAGCCAGTAATCAAGAAGCAGGTTCGCGTTAAGAAGCGTGTGCCAGCTAACACCGAGGCGATAAAGTTCTACCTTACCAATAAAGCTCCTGAGGTGTGGAAGAACAGACTGGAGCAAAACAATACTGGCAACCTCAATACGAAGTTGCAGCTTGAGGTGGTAAGCGGTAATCCCGATGATGCGGAGTTCCCAAGCAACGAGGCGGAGGTAGATGTAGCACGTTAATGGAAGTAAGCAGGCTCTTTAAGATACTGCCACTATTCACGGCAAACTACAACGCCAAAGAGAGGACGGTGGTTAATCAGGGAGGAACAAGCTCAGGCAAGACATACTCCCTGATGCAGGTGCTTTATGTGCTGGCGATGAGTGAGAGCGCACAGGTGATAACCATCGTAGGACAAGATGTGCCGAACCTAAAGAAAGGAGCGTATCGCGATGCCAACACAATACGAAATAATAACCCGATACTGCAAAAATGGTTTCCCGATGTTAACGAGGGCGAGCGTTTGATAAAATGCGTTAATGGCTCGATACTGGAGTTTTCATCATTCAAGGATGCTCAGGATGCAAAGAGTGGTAAGCGTGACTATCTGTTTATCAACGAGGCGAATGGTATCAGCTATGAGATATACTGGCAGCTCGCTATGCGTACCCGAAAAAAGGTGTTCCTTGACTATAACCCATCGGCACGCTTTTGGGTACACGATGAAGTGATAGGGCGTGAGAATGTTAAGCTGATAATCTCCGACCACCGCAAGAATTATTTTCTCACTAAGGAGGAGCACGACCGCATAGAGGGCATAGAGGATAAAGAGCTTTGGAAAGTGTATGCCCGAGGCTTGACCGGAATGATTGAGGGATTGGTGCTTACCAACTGGGATATCTGCGACCAGCTACCGCCCGAGGAGGAGTGGAAGATGAGTTGCTTTGGTCTTGATTTTGGTTTTTCAAATGACCCCTCCGCACTTGAGCGTGTAGTGCTGGCACACGGGGAGCTATGGATTGATGAGCTGATATACTCTACTGGCTTAACGAATCCCGAGATAGCGGTGAGAGCGCAGGAGCAGGGTGTCAGCAGTCAGCAGCAGATAATAGCGGATTGTGCCGAGCCAAAGAGCATAAGGGAGCTACAAGCGGCTGGGTTATGGGTGACACCAAGCACAAAGGGCAACGATAGCATAGTAGCGGGCTTGGATATACTGAAACGTTATCGCCTGCACGTTACACGCAGATCGCAGGGATTGATTTCTAACCTCAGGGCGTACAAGTGGGGCAAGGATAAGGATGGAAACAACACCAACAAGCCCGAGGACAAGAATAACCACGGAATAGACGCTATCCGCTACGTAGGTTTGGCGAAACTTGCAGAGCATCGTGAGGTGCGTGGTGTGCGGAGGCGTAAT